AGTCTTCACAAATACACGCAGTTGAAAGTTTTCGGGTGGTAGCCTTGATTTGTTGGATAAAGGGTTGGAGTTGTTATGGCGAATGCGCCGAAGCCTGCTGAGTTGCGGATTTTGCAGGGTAATCCTGGGAAACGCCCGATTCGGACTAATGATGGCATTGCGCCGTTGGAGTATGGCTATGTTGAGCCGTTGCGTGAGCTTGGTGTGGCTGGTAAACAGTTTTGGGATTCGGTGTTTGGTGTTGGTGAGTTGTGGATCAGCATCAAGACGGACACTCAGTTGGTTCAGTTGTTGTGTGAGCAGATTGATAGGCGTGAGTGGTTGAGGGCTTACATTGTTGAGCATCCTGATGAGTGGCACATGGTGAAACAGTTGAATGACACTGAGGTGATGATTGTAAAGAATCTGAGCCTGCTTGGGTTTACTCCGGCTGATCGCACTCGTCTTGGTTTGGTGTCGGCTAAGACTAAGAGCAAGTTGGAAGAATTGTTGGCTAAGAAGGCTCAGAAGCAGAATGACGGATAGTTGGCCGCCTGCTTATTTGACTCCTGTTTCTGATGAGTTGATGGCTCAGGGCGATGGCGAGTTCGCTGCCGAGTTTGCTGAAACCTTTGGGTCTATTGGTAAGGATGGCATTGCTGGCAAGGCTGGTGAGGCTTTGCGGTTGCGTGGTTGGCAGAAGGAGTTGCTGAAACGCCTTTATGCGCGAGATGCTGATGGTGGTTTGGCTTTTCAGACTTGTCTTGTGGGCATGCCTCGCAAGTCAGGCAAAAGCGCGTTGGCTAGTGCGGCTATTGGTCTTTATAGTCTGATAGCTGAAGGCATCAATGGTGGCGAGGTTATCGCTGTGGCTGCTGAGAAGGAACAGGCTCGCATCGTGTTCGGTGAAGCAAAGCGCATGGTTGAGAGTAGCGAGTTGAGTGAACTGTGCCAGATTTACAAGGACTCAATCTTTGTGCCTAGCACTAACAGCGTGTTCAAGGTCGTTTCGGCTGAGGCTTACTCTAAAGAAGGTTTGAACCCTAGCCGAGTGATCATGGATGAGTTGCATGCTCACAAGAACCGTGAACTGTTCGATGTGTTCTCGTTGGCTATGGGTAACCGTGGCAAACTTGGGCAGTTGGTTGCGATTACGACTGCGGGTGTGAAATCGGACAGCACCGGTGATGATTCAATTTGCTACAAGTTGTATCAGTATGGCAAGAAGGTCGCCAGTGGTGAACTTGATGACCCTGCGTTCTTTATGGCTTGGTGGGAAGCGCCACAAGATGCTGACCATCGTGACCCAAGTATTTGGGCTATTGCTAACCCTGGCTTTGATGACATTGTTTCAGTTGCCGATTTTGAGTCTGCGGTCAAGCGAACCCCCGAGGCTGAGTTCCGCACCAAGCGACTGAACCAGTGGGTGTCCAGTCAGTTGTCTTGGTTGCCTAATGGAACTTGGGATGCTTGTGCGGATGAGTCAGAACTTGACCCCGATGCCCAATACATTCTTGGTTTTGATGGGTCTTTCAGTGGCGACTCTACGATCATTGTTGCTTGCTCTATCCCAAGCTCTGAGGATGAGTTGCCTCGCATTAGTTTGGTGCGGGCTTGGGAGAAACCTGCTGATGCTGATGATTCTTGGCGTGTGAACATCCAAGATGCTGAGGATGCGATTGCAGAGTTCTGTCGTAAGTATCAGGTGCGTGAGGTGGCGTGTGACCCTTACCGTTGGCAGAGATCTATGGAAGTTATGGCTGATAAGGGAATCCCAATTGTTGAGTGGCCGTCTACTTCGGCTCGGCGTATGGTGACTGCATGTGCCAAGTTTTATGATGCAGTTGTTGAGAAGCGTTTGGTGCATGACGGCAATCCGTTGCTGGCTCGTCACTTGTCTAACGCTGTGGTCAAGAAGGATAATCTTGGTGTTCGTATCGTGAAGGAGAACCGCGCAAGTTCTCGCCGTATCGATGCTGCTGTTGCTGCTGTTATCGCTTTTGACCGTGCAAGCGGTAGAATTGAACAGCAGGTTGTTCCTGAGTTCTTTATGTAAAGGCGTGTAGATGATTGCCACGATTTTTCAGTCTGCTGGTGCAGGTTTGATCGCAATTGGTGTTGGTTTGGTTTTCCCACCGGCAGGAGTTGTTATTGCGGGTGTTGCGGTGTTGTTGTTTGGTTTGGCAATTGAGCGAGGTCAGAAGTAATGCTGAATAAGTTGTTTGAGCAGAGAGCTGTTTCGTTTCAGACCGTTTGGGGTTCGGGCATTGAGGCTGGCATTGAGTCGAACGCTGGTGTGGCTATCAATGGCAAGAACGCTTTTGAGATTGTTGCTTTCTTTTCTGCTATTTCGCTAATCAGCGACACGATCAGCACTTTGCCTGTTGATTCGTTTATTCGCGTTGACGGTGAGCGCAGACCTTACCGACCACGACCAGCTTGGGTTGATCAGCCAGATGTTGACACTACCCGACAGGCGCACTACGGCGCGGTAGTCACTTCGTTGCTGGTTTACGGCAACTCTTACACAAGAGTGTTCCGCGATAACCGTGGCGAGGTTGTCAACCTTGTGGTTCTTGATCCGTCAACTGTTGAGGTAAAACGCAACAGCATTGGTCGCAAAATGTTTTATGTCGGTAACGAATCAAAGCCTTTCACTAGCGATGAAATCGTTCACATCATTGACTTGGCTGAGCCTGGTGCATTGGTTGGTGTTAGCCGTGTAAACAAGTTGAAAGATGCGTTGGGTGTCGCTACTGCGTTGCAGGCGTATGCTGCACGGTTCTTTGGTCAGGGCGCAACTACTCAGGGCATTATTGAGTTCCCAGGTGCTTTGACTCAGGAACAAGCCAAGAACCTTGTTGATGGTTTTGATTCTCGTCACCGTGGTTGGCGCAAATCTCACAAGACCGGTGTGTTGTCGGGTGGCGCAAAGTATGTGTCAACTTCTGTTTCTAACGATCAGGCACAGTTCCTAGACTCTCGCCGTTTCGCCGTTGAGGAAATGGCTCGTGCGTTCAACATCCCGTTGCACATGATGGGTATTCCTGACACGGCTTCCTATGCCAGCGTTGAGCAGAACAACTTGCAGTTCATCAGCCACACTCTCAGACCGATTCTTGAAAAGATTGAATGGTCTTACAGCAAACTTTTGCCAAACCCAGATGTTTTTGTCAAGTTCAACTTCAACGCACTACTTCGTGGTGATTTGCAGTCGCGCATGACTTCTTACAGCATTGCCACACAAGCTGGTGTTATGTCTGTCAACGATGTGCGCCGTTTGGAAGACTTGTCGCCTGTTGAAGAAGGCGATCAGCACCGTGTTCCTCTAGCGAACATTGCTTTGACTCAGACGACCATCGTGGAAGAAGAAAAGTTGGTCAAGATGGCGCAGATGCTTATTCAGGTTGGTTTCGACCCTGCTGAAACTTTGGCTGCGCTTGATTTGCCTGCGATTGCTCACACAGGCGTTCCTAGCACTCAGTTGCAACCTGTTGCACAGATTGACCCGACAGCACCAGGCACGGTTTACTAATGGCAATAAACACAGGTCAAGCAACAATCACGACAACTCGTGTGCAGATTGACGGAACAAGCAATTCGCCTTATCAACTCATTCTGCATAACAGCGGCACTAACGCCATTTATTTGGGGAATAGCAGCGTGACTAAGGATGATGGTTTCAATCTGCACACCAATTCGACTTTGACTCTCAGTTTGCCGCCGTTGGCGACATTATTTGCTGTGAGTGCTTCTGGCAGTCACGAATTGTCATGGATGCGAGTTGACTAATGCCTTATTTCATTGCTAAGAACCGTGTTGGTTGCGAGTCGGGTTGGGCTGTTGTCGATGACACCGGTGACTTGGTTGCCTGCCATGACAGCAAACAGGGCGCAATTGATAACGCTGTTGCTTTGAGCATCGCCACAGATGAACCGTTTGAGGGTGAACGCGCAGCTGTGGGCAGCTTGCTTGTCGGCGATTATGTGACTTGGCAAGTTGATGGCGAAACTTTGACCGGTGAGATTTACTCGGTTGAGGGCGACACGGCGCAGGTCAAGATTTACGATGACATGGGTGGTTTCTTTGTAGAAACGGTTTTGATTACAACCGTGCCTGTTGCCGACTTGACTCGTATAGCTGAACCAGAAGTCTTTGATGATGAAGATCAGGATGAAGACCGTGCAATAAATCAGGATGCACCTGCATACATGAGAGCAGCGGCTAGGCGTGGTCTTGAATACTATGAGCAGGGTTTGGCTGGTGATGGTCTTGTGGATCGCACTGTGCGTGAGGCTCGTGACATGGC